CCTTGAGAATCAAGCAACCATAGTCTTTGATTACATAAACAGATCAAACTTTGCTACACAATTTTTTGAGCACGCACTAGATTTACTTGTTGGCACAGGCACATTACGTATTGATGAAGCTGATGACAATGATATGCCTATTGTATTTACAGCTATACCGCAGAAAGGAATTGCATTTGAAGAAGGGCCATACGGAACTGTAGAAACACACTGGCGTAGATTTAAGATGAAGGCAAGAGATATACCTCGCAAGTACAGGGGTTATCAGCCTACACAAAAAATGCAATCTATCATGGAAAGCAAGCCAGATACTGAGTGCGATATACGAGAAGGTGTAATTTTTGATCCTAAAAAAGAGAGATACTATGGTCTTGTTTGGAATGATAAAGATGATCGCATAAGTTGGATGGAAGATTATGGTAAGTCTAGTCCATGGGTAACAGGAAGATACTCAAAAACAGCAGGTGAGATACGTGGTAGAGGGCCAGCAGTACAAGCATTACCTGATGTGCGTTCTCTTAATAAAGTAAAAGAGTTTGTATTACAGAAAGCAGCTATTGATTTGTCAGGTATGTATACAGCGACAGATGATGGCGTAACTAATCCATACAACATAGTAATTAGTCCTGGGGTCGTTATACCTGTAGGCTCTAATAACTCATCAAATCCATCTATACAGCGATTAGATACAGGCACAAACTTATCTTTGGTGCAGTTTGAAGTACAAGATTTACAAAACGCTATAAAGAAAACATTGTTTAATGACTTACGTGATCCAACAGGGCCAGTAAGATCAGCAACAGAAATAGCACTAGACTCAAGAGAACTAGCAAGAAGAATAGGATCAGCATTTGGTAGACTACAAACAGAAGTGCTTATACCTATATTAAAACGAGTTACTTTTATTCTTACACGTAGAGGTTTATTACAGCCACTACAGTTAGACGGCAGAGATGTTGAGATTAAGTTTTTATCACCGCTTGCAAAAGCACAAGATGGCGAAGATATTATAAATGTGCAACAAGCAGTACAGTTTGTTATGCAAAATGCAGGGCCAGATCAAGCATTGATTGGATTTAAGCTAGAAGATTTTGCAGCTTGGGTTGCATCTAAAACTGGTATGCCAGCCGAACTTGTAAGATCACAGGCAGAAAAAGAAACAGCTATACAAGCTGGTGCACAAGCAGAAGCAGCAGGTATGAAAACATCTGAAAGGCCAATGCCACAACAATGAGTTGGACAAACATAGATGATCCTGAATTAGCAAAACAAGCTAAGAAAGAATCAGAAATCCGCAAGCAAAATCACACAGAACTTGCAAAAAAATATCACAGAGTCTTTACATCTGAGGACGGACAAAGTATTTTGTCGGACTTAACTAAACGGTTTATCTATGAAAACGATACACAGTTTGGTTCTACAAACATTAATTATGAAGCTGCATACCATAATGGTGAGTCAGGAGTAGTAAAATTTATAATTAATCAACTCAAACAAGCAGAAATACTTTAAGGAAATAACAATGTCAGAAGAAGTTGAACAGGCCGTTGAAGAAACAACAAACGATACCCTGCTAGATCAAGCTGAACCAACATTGGCAGAAGGAGAATACTTTTTAGCAGAAGGTATTAAGGGAGTCGGTGAAGCCCCAGAGTGGTTAGATAAGAAGTATAAAACCGTATCAGATCAAGCAAAAGGTTATGCGGAACTATCTAAAAAGTTTGGAGCATTTAGAGGATCACCAAAAGATGGATACCAACCGCCAGAAGGTGTTGAAAAAGATGACGCTTTATATCAAGAGCTAGAAGCGTTTGCTACAAAAACAAACATGAGCGCAGATGCTTTTAGCGAAGCATGGGAGTTATTGACAGCACAAGAGCAAGCAGTAGAAGAAGTCAGCCAAGAGTTAGAATTACAAAAACTTGGTGATAATGCACAAACTAGGATAAAGAATGTTGAAGGGTTTATGAAAAACAATCTTGATCCTGATACTTATGAAAGAGCAAGATCATTAGTTACAACTGCTGACAATATAGAGCTAGTAGAAATGCTTGTGCAAGCTACTGCACCAGTTAAGTTACCGATTGATGGTGGGCCTAATCCTGAAGGTCTTACTATGGAAATGATAGAAGAAGAAATGTTTAAGAAAGATGAACATGGTAATCTTCTTAGAAGTGTAAATATTGAGCATGATCGCAAAGTAAAACGGATGTTAGAAGCATTTGCTGGAACTAATTGATATTTATACAAAATAAGAGTTATAATCGGGACAACTGGATACCGTATATCGCCCAGTAAATTTAGGTTGGATGCTGACCATTTACTGGGTACTCAGCTAAAACCTCAAAAAAATATTTAATTTACTCTTTTTGAGGATATTATTATGAGTAAGAATCTTGGATTGACAGCGGTAGCGGTAATTGAGTTTGACTCATTAGTTAAGCATGCATATGCTGGCATGGGATTACTTAAGCCCTCCGTAACTGTCAGAAATAATGTAGTAGGCGAAACATATAAGTTTCGTAAAATGGGCAAAGGACTTGCCAATCAGAAATCAACTTCTGATCTTGTAACTCCTATGGATGTTACCCACGAAGTACAAACTGCAACTATGCAGAATTGGAACGCTCCAGAATTTACAGATATGTTTGATCAAGCTGAAGTAAACTTTGACGAGAAGCAAGAGCTAGCAACAACTATTGCTGGTGCTTTAAGCCGAAGGGAAGATCAACTTATTATTGATGTTATGGATGGAGCATCACCAACAACTATAGCTCATGGAAGTGCAGCTTTAACTATGGATAAAGTTATTGAAGCACAGGCTACTTTGCGTAAGCAAAATGTACCAAGTAGTGATCTTCATGCTGCTATCAATGGTGATGGATTAAAAGGTCTGTTAAAAGATACAAAAGCAACTTCTTCTGATTTCCAAACGATCAAAGCATTAGTGTCAGGTGATATAAATACACTTGCTGGTTTTGAAATACACGTTGTTGGAACAAGGACAGAAGGTGGCTTGACTGTAACTTCTAATACTGTTGATTCATATTTCTATCACAAAGAAGCAGTAGGACTTGCTATTGGTATAGAAATGAAAACATCTATTGACTACATACCAGAGCGTACATCATTCCTTTGTAACGGAATGTTGAAAGCTGGTGCAGTAGTTAGGGATGCTGACGGTATTATTAAAGTTGAATATAAAGATAACGTATAAGGAGAACTATCATGGCTTTTTCAAGAGACGGTTTATCAAGAGTTGGTGGTTCTGGAAACTCACGTGCAGTTTGGTTATATGCTTCTACTGATGCGCCAGCAACAGTTACAGGCTCAAACTACATGTTAGCTGCAATAGATGAAATATCTTTAGGTGATGTCGTATTGGTTGTTGATACAGATGGTGTTGCAGTAACAGCAACATTTTGTAAAACAAACGATGGATCAACTAGTATTGATTTAGCATCAGGAACCGCATTAGGCGATTCATAATTGAATGGGGGGTTTATCCCCCCTTTCTTAAAAGGTAAATTATGGCTACAAAAATAGAGCTAATATCAAATGCTTTAATTTTGATTGGTGACTTACCCATTACATCGCTAGATGGTAATACAAGGGCTCAGACTGTAGCCAACAATCTTTATGACAACATTGTGCAGAGTGAACTTACAAAGTTTACTTGGGGTTTTGCACGAAAAAAAGCACAGATTGATTTAACTGTAGACAGCCCAGTAGGTACAGAGTGGCAGTCTATCTATCAACTACCTGCTGATATGTTGTTTTTAATTAGAGTAAACCCCCTCGTGCCTTACAATCTGTATGGTGACAAGCTATACACAAACACAAAATCTGCTTTATTTGTAGATTACATTTACAACGCACCAGAATCTACATGGCCTGTATACTTCAGTAAGATGATAGAGTATGCATTAGCTATGGATTTTGCGCCATCTATACGAGATAGCGGTGGTGCTATGGATGCAAACGCAAGGCAGTACGTCAATGCATCGCGCATGGCTAGATATACTGACTCGCAACAATACCCTGTACAACCTATCGCTAGTAACCCATTTGTTAATGTAAGGGGCTAACCATGCCCATGTCTAAGTTTTTCCAAAGTGCATTTATGAGTGGAGAGCTTTCTCCTCTGATAAAAGGAAGAGTAGACATAGATCAATACTATAGGGGTATGCAAACTGCTGAAAACGTAGTTATTGTACCGCAAGGTGGTTTGAAGCGTAGACCTGGAACTCAACACGTAGCAACAGCAGAAAAAATATTTACACCTTTTGTTGGCACATCATTTATTTCATTGCCAAATGGCGGTACAGCAGCCAACATAAATGATTTTGATTCTAGTACGGTGAGCGTTACAACAACAAATATAGGAGTTTTAGGAACTTCTGGTCAATCAGATTATGTTGTTGCTTTGTATGATTTGTCTAGTGATAGTAATCGTGGCAAGTTTATTGAAGTAAAAGATATAAAATTATCTGGAACAGGTATAGGAGTTTTTTTAGTTCAAGTATCTTCAGATAATTCAAGTTACTCTACTTTACGAACAATTACAGTTACAGCAGAGGGTCAATCTTTTAAAGATAGAGTGCCAGATACTAGCGATGTTAAATATTTTAGAATTATAAGAACAGGAGATACAGGGGATTTAGGTTCATTAAAAATATCTGTAAGTGAATTTAATGTTTTATTTCCATCAACATCTGCATCAGAAGCAAAAACTTTTGATTTTAGCGTTGAGTCAGACCGACATTATTTAGGTGTTTTGACAGGAGGCTTTGATACTTTTGCTTTTACGATAAGCTCTGGCACACCGACAGTTGGAAATAGCTATACTGTTAACAGCTCTACTTATAGAGTTTTGTCAGTTGTAGGTAGCGTTGCAAAAGCTGAAAGAACTTCAGGAAGTCTTGAACCACCAACATCAGGTACTTTAGCTGGCACTCCAACACTTACTTATAGTGCAGTTGTAAATTCAAGCTCTTTTGGTAACTTATCTTTTTATAGAGTTGAAGAATCTCAAACGTCTTTTAGTGCAATAGATCATTTGACTGTACCATTTAGATCAACAGAAGTACAAGATGTTAGAGATGTGCAAACAGAAAATGTAATGTTGATGTTCCACATGGAACATTTTCCTAGAAGAATTATAAATACAGATTCTACTACATTTGTTATTGATAACATTCCTTTTTTGAATATACCTCAGTTTGATTTTGATGATTCATTAAGCCCTACACCTACAGCAGCAGTGCAAGTAATGACGCTTCCTAATAGTGGTTCAGGCCCAATCAAAATAGGTGATAGATTTCAAATAGATGTAGAAGGCGTATTAAGTAAAAACATTACATTTGCTGGTGATACA